ATGGTCGTCATGCGTAGGTGGCGGTCTCCCGGTTGGTCCACGCGACATCGGTCGCCTTGGCGGTGGCAGTGACGGCTCCGGCGGTGGTGAGCGCGGAGCGGGTGATGATCCACTTGGCCACGGCGGCAGCGGAGCCGGTGGCAGGGATGTCGGAGTTGAGTAGCAGTCCGTAGTAGGAAAATGTGCCTGCGGTGTTCAGCGCGAAGGCGTGGATGTAGTTGTCCGGGTCGCGTTGGGTAGTGGCTGAGTAGAGGCCGAGGGCGACGACGACGATCTTCGCGCCGTTGGGGATTGCGGAGGTGAAGGTGATCGTGCCGCTGCCTTGGTTGACGAGGTAGTCGGCAGTCGGTTCCTGTGTCACGCCATTGATGGCCACGATGACATGATTTGGGTCGCTGGATCGGAGTCCATTGACCGAGAAGGTGCGGAGCGTGCCGTTGCCGGTGAGCGTGGTTTTGGCCGAGTCGAGGAGACCGGCTTGAGGGAGACCGAAGTTGAGAACGGCGGTGTTGCCTGTGCCGGTGTTGGTGACGAAGGGTTGAGCCGTGCCGGAGACCGACGAAACATTTCCGACTTGGACGAGAAGCGAAGGGTAGCTGACTCCCCCACCCGATCCCCCGGCCTTGGCTTGCGAGGCATCGACGCCATCGCCTCCATTGCGGGAGGAGACGAGCTTGCTGCTCATCCACGCTGGCTTGATGCGGCCTTTGCGCTCGGTGGAGTCCCGGCGCATGGCGGGGTTTTTGCCGAGGATGTCGGTTTCCTTCGCAAGGAGCGCGGCCTTGGCGGCATCGCCGGTCAGCGGGACGGCGAGTTTGGCCGCGAGGCTGGCCGTGAGGAGATCGATAAAGAGGGAGTCGAAGAGGGTGACCTCGGTGACTTTGCGGACATACTCCAGCGTGATGGCCGTGCCGAGCCAGACATCCCAGTCGGTTGTCCAACTGGATGTCACGCCTGGTTGCTTGTTTGTGCCGGTGACCATGCAACGGAAGACCGCCGTGGCGCTGGTGACGACATTCCCGGCCTCGTAGGTGCGGCCTGCGACCCAATCGGGAGCGCCAGAGTCGGAGTTGGAGAGGACAAAGTTGCCGGAAACCTCCCAAGCTGCATCGCCGGTCGAGTAATCTTGGTCGTTGACCCGGAAGACGCGCAGGCAGTCGGACGGGATCGCGTAGCGGTAAGCCCACTTGTATTCCGGGCGAGGGACGGTTTCAACCACCGTGGTGGACTTCATGGCCCATGTCCATGATCCGGCGAGGAGGAGCGCATCGCGCACTTGTGGGTAGAGCGATTTGGCAAGCAGCATCGCCTGCGAGGAGGGTCCGAACTGCTCGGCAGTGCCAACGCGCAGGATCGCTTGGCGGCAAAGTTCGTCCTCGGTGAGCGTGGACGATGGGCGCGAGGAGGCGCGGGCCTCGACCGCATTTTTCAATGCGGGCTTGCCTGCGAGGAACTGGAGTTCCTTGAATAACTCCTCGGATTTCATTTATTGGCGAACGACCTGCGCGGGTTGGGATTCCATGAGTTGGGAGAGTTTCATAGCGAGCGTGACCGTGAGCATGTTCACGAAGACCGCTGGGAACTTGCTGGCATCAGTGACGATGGCGGTCGTCTCGATTTGGACCGTTGGCGTGGAATCCGTGTGGAGGTAACCGCCGACGATCTCCCATTTGCCGAAGTTTTCATCCTCGTCCACGCCATTGACCCGAAGCACCTTGATGGTCGTGATCGGCAGCAGGTAGCGTTTGGCGTATCCGAAGGACGGAGCCACGGCATCGGCGGAAAGGGTTGTCTGGACACGGGCGAACTGCCAGTCGAAGTCGGCGAGGAGTTCGTTGCGGGTCTGGTCGAAGAGGGATGTCGCGATGGACATCGGCTCTCCGTAGGGTTTGAAGACATCGGCGCTTCCCACCCGGAGGATGGCTTGGCGGCAGATTTCCGTGACCGTGTTGGCGCTGGATGTTGTGCGGGGTTTCGCAGACTTCTCGATCTGGTTCTTGACCGAAGGGCGCTGCATCGTCTCAGCGGCCACTTGTGCCATGGCAGTCACGATGTTCCCATCGGTAGTGAGCGGGAGGGCAATCTTGGCTGCGAGGCGGCAGATGAGCGCCTCGATGAACGGAGCCGGGAACAATGCCACATCGGTGACGAGTGAAGTGTAGTCCACGATGATGGGCGCTCCGATGTCGGTGTGCAGGAATCCACCGACAATTTCCCACTGACCGAAGTTCTCGGTAGTGTCGATGTTGTTGACCCGAATAATTTGGATGAAATCCGTTGGCAGAGTGTAGCGTTTTGTGTGGCCCGAAGTCGGGTTGGTCGCGTTAACAACAAGCGTGACCTGTTTTTTGGCAAACGCCCACGGGACATCGGAAAGCAGTTCCTCCAGCGTGTGGTCGTAGAAGCTATTGGCAAAGACCATCGGCTGGCTCTTGAGGGATTCCAAGGAGCCGAGGCGCATGATCGCTTGTTTGCAAATCTGGGTGCGGGTCGTGATGTTGTTGCTTGTGCCGGCATCGGCAACCGAGGCGATCTCGCGCTGGAGAGCGGGGCGCTGGATGATGAACTCAAACTCTTTGGCTGCGGCAATGGCTTGATCACCGGCTCCGAGCGCCATCGCGAGCTTGTAGGCAAGGCGAGCAACAACGAGTTCGATGAAGATCGCGGGATAGGAAGTATCACTAACTGGTGCGGCGATGTAATCGATGGAGATCGGCGTTACCAGATTAGTATGGACAAAGCTGCCAACCACCTCCCATGTGCCAAAGTTCTCCGAGGTATCAATGCCATTGATGCGGAGAACCTTGATGGTCCCCGTTGGGACGGGGTAGCGGAAATCATATCCGGTAACCGGAGCCGTGACATCTTTTGCAACATTGCCTGCCTGCTGGCGGGCAAAGCGCCAATCGTATTCCGAAAGAATCTCGTTGATGGTCTGGTTGTAGAACTTGGCCGCAAAGACAAAGGGCTGACCATTCTGCTTGAAGGCATCGGCATTGCCGACACGCATGACCGATTGGCGAATGATCTCGCTGGCGTTTGCAGTGAGCGTGCCGCTGAAATTTGCCACAGCCTCCACTGCTTCAAGAAGAGCAGGCTTGGACATGAGGAATTGGAGTTCTTTGAAGAGTTCTTCGGATTTCATTTCGATGAGGCAACGGTGGGTGGTTCAACAATCGCTGCCAACTTGAGGGCGAGAGTGGTGGTGAGGAGTTCCACAAAAATCGGCGGGAACTTGGTCACATCGGTGACCGTGGCGGTGTGATCGAGAATGATCGGGGTCGCAAAGTTGGTATGGATGAATCCACCAACCACTTCCCACTGCGCGTTGTTTTCCGAGTCGTCGATATTGTTGACCCGGATGATTTGTTTGCAGGCTGCGGGGATCGCGTAGCGGAATGAGTAGCCGGTCGTCGGATTGGCTCCGTCTTTTGCGATGGAGACTTGGGCGCGAGCGAAAGACCACTGAAAATCGGCCAGCAAGCTGTCGCGCACCGACTCGTAAATGGACTGGGCGATGACCATTGGTTCGCCATGGGGCTTGAACAGATCGGCAGAACCGACACGCAGAATAGCCCTACGGCAAATCTCGGCAACGCTGACGGGCGCGGATGAAGCGCGAGCCGGGGCGTAGGCTTCGGTCGCTTGGAAGAATGCAGGCTTCTGGATGGTGGCTGAGTAGAGTTGGACGCACTGGGTGAACAAATCCTTGGAGCCGGTAAGAGGCATCGCGAGGACGGCTGCGAGCTTCATGGAGAGCGCCTCGATGAAGATGGCTGGGAACAGGGTGGTGGTTGTGACGAGCGCGATGTAGTCGAGAGAGGGAGTGCCTGTTAGGTTTGTGTGCAGGTTTGCTCCGAGGATTTCCCAAGTGCCGAAGTTTTCGCTCGCATCGATGTCTTCAAGCCGGATTGCCCGGATGAAATCAGCAGGCAGGGCATACTTCGTCGTGTAGCCGGTAAGCGGGGCTGTGCCGCTGGTGAGGTTCACTTGCTTGCGGCAGAATTGCCAATCGAACTCGGCTTGGAGTTCCTCGACCGTTTGCGCGTAGAACAGATTGCAATACTGCGCCTGTGCGGTCGCGTCATTGAGCGCGGTGATGCGTGAATCACCGAGTCGGGCGAGGGCGAGGTTGCAGATTTGGATGTCTGTCATTGAAGCGTAGTCAGATCACAAAAATTGGGTGGCAGACATTTCCCGGTCTGCCAGCGGGGTGCGGGAACTTAGAGGACTTCGTCGCAGGCGATCTCGACGACTTTCTTCTCTTCCATACGCACGGCAGCGAGGCTGGCCACGGAACGGATTTGAAGGGAGTGTGAGAGGTCGGTGCGGATGTCCATGTGGGTCTTGAGGCCACGCTCGGCGAGGACGATGCCGCTCTTCACATAGGCGAAGCAGGAGCGGATATCGACGGCCAGCGGGAGCTGTTGGCTGCGGCGGAATTTGAAACCCATGAAGGTGTTCAAAGTGCCGTCCACAAGGGCGCGGACCGTGTTGTAGTCTGCCGAGGTTGCCTCGACCGTGCGGAGCAGGTCTTGGAGCTGCTTGGCCGAGACAACCATGATGCGCTCTTCCTCTTCATCGACTTCGTTGGAGTCGAAGAGGAACTTCGCTGCGCGGAGCTTGGCGATGGTGAGGCCGGAGTTGGCGACTGCGCCGGACTCGACATAGTTGGCTGCGATCTTCTGACTTGCTGGCAGGACGGTGGCCGTTGTGCCAGTCGTGCCGGTGAAGGCTGTGCCGCCGAGGGCGTCGATGATGATCTTGTCGCAAGTGCGAGCGTAGGCTGCTCCGTGCGATTGGATGATCGGGCTTGTGGGAAGCACAACTTCGCCGAGGAACTGCTCGTCGAATTCGTCAACGAGTTTGGCGCAGTCGTAATTGAGCGGGCGAATCCAACGCTTGGCCATCGATTGATCGGTGATCCGGGTTTCGCGTGAGCGATCCGTGATCTGAGTCATCGAGGTTGCGTCGAGTTGATTGTAGGATTTCTCCTTACCTTCGATGGAATCGAGGGTGCAGTATTCTTTCAGCCTGCTGTTCTTTTGCTGAACGAGGTGTTTCCAGTTGCTATCGAACTGGGTCGTGAAGTGATTG